AACTTTATGAAAGTCAAGCGATCTACATAGCTATACAGGAGATCTTGGATGAGAATATTACAGGAATGTACGTTCGAATCCCCATGCCTGCCGAACTCGTGGCTGCTTAACATAATTTCATACTGAACTCTGTGGAAGTTGATACGGGGGGAGGGGTCTCGCAAATAGGCCCCCCTCCCCGCATCGCCGACCTCTGAAAAAATGCCCCGGGGGAAAAATCCGGGGAACAATTTAACCCCCATTGCATTATGTAATGGGGTTTTAGCTGCGCTGAGACAAGGGCTAGGGGCCACGACCCGAATCCGATGCATCTAAAGCCCCTTTAAGTAATACAAACCGAACGACGAAAGGGTCACACCATGGCAGAAACTCCTGAAGCTCCCAAGGCTCCCGCCACCACTCCCGTTCCTGAATGGGTAATCCCCAACCAGGACAAATTCGAGCAGGTAATCGACGCTCGGCTTGCCGCTCACGCGGAGAACGAAGAGACCGAGAAGAAAGCCGCTCGGTCTTCACGTTCAACCAAGGACTCCGATAAGTCCTAACTAGGTGTCAATCCATGTACGTCTTTATAGAGGCTTAGAGATTCTCCAAAGTGTGTGCGCTTTTTCCGGGGCGGCCATCCATACTTTGTTCCAGTACCGTTGGCGCGGTAGAGACCTAAGCCTCTTTATGGACGTACATGGATTGACCCTTTTTGCCTCCTGAAGGAATACCGGCTATCACCGGGTTCACTACGACAAGATCGTTCACTGCCGACGCGCATATCCGGTGTTCTATCAGGGCGCAAAAACTATAGCAAAAGTATGGAAGTTCTCAAAGAAACTCAGTAGAGACTCCACGATAGGGTACTGGTTCTCACCTAAACAGTAGGGGTTCATCGCCCTACGCTCCTTTCAAGAGGCGTTTGAGGTTGGACTGTGGTTGGTTATCGTGCTCAGACGTTCGAAAACCAGTGCCCTTTCATGGTGTCTCTACATACACTTTCTACTTTTGCGTTTTTCTACCGCAATGAGAACTTAGACTTTTAACTTTTGCAAAATCTGCCACTCTGGCAACTTAAACCTCGGGGGTATCAATGAAGAAACACGTCAAATGGCTTGGAATCTTATTCGCAACACTTCTCGTAGTCGTTGGCATCGCCGCGTTCAACTCACAGAAAGCCAACGCGGCAGAATCAACCGTAGTTTCATCTCAGATGGAAGTGTTGAAGGCGACACCGGCTGTTAACATCACAAAAGCCGCGCCGAAAGTTATCGGCGGGGGAGTTGTCAAACCTTTCTACCAGTGGTTACCGCCTCAGTACTGCTATTGGCAGAGTGGCGTCACAACATCCACTTACTACTGCTACCGGTACGACTGCACATACTTCGAGCGAGTAGCTTGGGGCTGTTATAACGGCTATGTGCGCATCAATACCGTGTACTGGGTATAAAAATTTAAAAGGAGGTGATTACCTATGGCGGGCCCTGGCCGACCAAGAAAGTCAACGGCGCTAGTACAGCAGTCTCCCAATAAAGTCTATGACGGGGAGATAGAACCGGACGATCAGCCAGTGCGACGTTTGCCGAGAGCTCGAACTCCAGAACAAAGGGAGGCTCAGCTTGCTGGGCTAGCTTACGATCTGGCTGAACAGCAATTTCTCGATGGAACAGCCTCGTCACAGGTAATCGTCCATTTCCTTAAGGTTGGTTCGACTCGAGAGAAGATCGAACTCCAGAAGGCCAAGCAGGAAACACTCCTCGTTGAAGCTAAGGTCAAGGATCTTGCTAACGTCGAGGAAATGAAGAAGCTCTACGTAGAAGCCATGGACGCAATGCGCGGCTATGCTGGACATGATGTGGGTGAAACGATTGATCCGGACATATTCTGAGCTCTCGCAGTTGGATAACTTCATAGATCGATTCGATTACCTCAGCATTAAAGGCGTGGTCGGAGATCCAACCTTCGGTTACGAGCGGCATCTCAACCAGGCATTTTACCGCTCTCGAGAGTGGCGTCTTGCCCGCGACGAAGTCATCGCTAGAGACTGGGGCAACGACCTTGGTATCGAAGGCTTCGATATTCACGATCGAATTCTTGTTCATCACATGAATCCGATCACTCCGCAAGATGTCCTACAACGGAATCCGGATATTCTCAATCCTGAGTACCTGATTTCCGTTACTCACAATACCCACAATGCAATTCACTTTGGCGACCGTTCAATTCTTCGTCTTCCGATCATTGAACGTAAGCCTGGCGACACAAATTTGTGGGGGAACCTCAATCTAAGGAGCGTAGCATGACACTTCCTATTACCGGCATCAATGAGCAGTTCAACGCTGTATATTTCACGCCTGGTCCGACTGAGAAGGACGGCATCGCCATTCACTGGTGGGGTCTTCCTCAGGGACAGTCAATCCAGAGCGTTCGCGACACCTTCCAGGGCGGCGGTCGACAGGCTTCGGCTCACTATGGCGCCACTGACGGCGAAGTTGACTGCTACGTCAACCCCGACGACATCGCTTGGGCCAACGGCAACTGGGCCGCGAACCTCACAAAGATTTCGATCGAGTGTAACCCTCGTCAGAGCGACGGCGATTACTACGCTGCTGCTTGGACGATCGCTTACGTTCGTTCGATCTACGGCGATCTGCCGCTCTCCCGTCACCGGGACTACTACCCGACTCAGTGCTGCGGAGATTACGATCTCGAGCGCCTTGATCGCCTCGCTTACGAGATCGCAGCGCAGGGAATCTGGAACAACGTTCCGCTCCCGACTCCGGCAGCTCCTGCTCCTGTCGCTCCGGCTGTTCCGGCTGCTCAGGCAAAGTCCATCGATCAGCTGGCGAACGAAGTTATCGCTGGTGCCTACGGTACGGGCGATGATCGTCGTCGTGCTCTCGGTGCTCAGTTCGATTCCGTTCAGGCACGAGTCAATGAGATCCTTCTCGGAACCTCAAACCCGAAGCCACAGGCCGATATCGCCGATCTGGCAACACGCACGATCAATGGCGAGTTCGGTTCCGGCGATCAGCGCATGACTGCCCTCGGATCTGTCTACCAGGCCGTTCAGGATGAGGTCAATCGTCGCCTCCTCGGTGTAGGTGTAGCTGCAGCACCGGCGCCTACCCCCATTTACGTCCCGAGCATTGACGACCTTGTCGCGCGTACTCTGGCTGGCGAATTTGGTAATGGCGATGACCGAATCCGGGCTCTTGGTTCCAACTACCAGGCCGTTCAGGATCGTATCAACGGTTCTGCCGGTGGACCGAACATTTCTGCGCTCGCCGATGCGGTTCTCCGTGGCGAATATGGAGATGGCGATGATCGTCGGGCCCGTTTGGGCAATCTCTACGACGCCGTTCAGGCCGAAGTAAATAGTCGGTTCTGATGATCATATCCCCCATGCTTAAGGCGGCTCTATTTGCCTTGATATGCGGGATCATGGGATTCATGCTCTATATTCTCATCTTGTGGGCTCAGGCGTTTGCATTAGCAGGCGCCTGGGTCTTCACATTGGTGGCAGGGAGTGGATCTGGTGGTTGATCTCAGCATTCTCGACACGACCAAACGTCTTTGCGGTATTGAACCCGACGACACGGACTATGACACTGAAATCGTAGTCCACATCAACTCCATATTCTTCGTTCTACAACAGCTTGGGGTAGGTCCTGCAGAGGGCTTCTTCATCTTGGACAAAGAAGCTAAGTGGAGTGACTATATCGGTACGGATCAGATTGCCGCCGTCATATCCTACATGGGATTGCGCGTCAAGATGCTCTTTGATCCACCTCCCACGGGTCCCGCAACAGAAGCGATGGAACGTCAAGCTGGGCAACTAGAATGGCGGCTCAACATTCATGCTGAGGGGGTGAAATGGGAAGAAATGTCAGCGACATACTCAGAGCAAATGGTATCCGAGTGAGTGATGAATCATTAGAGGAATCGCTAGAACACGCGGGTGTCAAAGGTATGCGATGGGGCAAGCGCAAAAAGAAATCATCGTCTGAGAGTGAATCAGAGCCGAAGCCTGACGTCAAGAAAATGAGTGACGACGACCTGAAAAAGGCGATTAACCGTCTGAAACTGGAGCGTGAGTATAAACAGCTCACGACTCCTGAAGTTTCACAGGGTCGTAAGATCGTCGGCGAGATCCTCAAGGATGTTGGTAAAGCACACGCCAAGAAGTACCTGAATAACGAGCTCGAAAAGCTCCTTACGCCAGGGAACGGCGTTAGCATGTCAACTAAGTTGGCAGTAGCTGCAGCACCTAAGCCGCAGCGCGTAGTAATGCAGTTTGCAAAACGTCCAGGGTTCTAATAGTAGGAAGGAGGGTTATCGATGGCTCTATCAAACACTGCAACACCAATCTATTATGGGAGATTCCGCGATCAAGTGATCCGTGGAGAAATCCCCGTATGTAGAGAGATCAGTGCCGAGATGAATCGGATTGACGCACTCATCGATAACCCTCTCTACTACTATGATGACATGGCTATCAACGGCTTCATCAAATACTGCGAAAACGAGCTTACACTCACCGACGGTAGCGACTTTGTCATGCTGGACAGCTTCAAACTTTGGGCTGAACAGATCTTCGGTTGGTTCTACTTCGACACCGAGAGTGTCTACGTACCCGATCCAGAGAACCATGGCGGTAGCTTCCAGCAAGTGCGTGTCAAGAAGCGTCTCACCGTCAAGCAGTACTTGATCGTTGCTCGTGGCGCTGCTAAATCGATGTACGCCGAGTGCATCCAAAGCTACTTCCTGAATGTCGATACCGAAACCTCTCATCAGATCACAACTGCTCCCACGATGAAGCAGGCTGACGAAGTTATGTCGCCGTTTAGAACTGCAATCACGCGTTCTCGCGGACCTCTCTTTAAGTTCCTTACTGAGGGGTCATTGCAGAACACCACGGGGAACAAGATGAACCGTGTGAAGCTTGCCTCGACTAAAAAGGGCATTGAGAACTTCTTGACTGGGTCTCTCCTCGAGGTTCGTCCTATGAAGGTTGACAAGCTTCAGGGTCTTCGACCCAAAATCTCTACCGTTGACGAATGGCTGTCTGGGGACGTTCGTGAAGATGTGGTCGGTGCAATCGAACAGGGCGCATCTAAGCTGGGTGAAGGTAACTACCT